GGAGCCATACCTTGTACTGAGTTAGAGTTTGCTAAGTTTGAAATGATGCACCATGCAAAAGAAGATATGGTGTTGAAACATACTAAGTGGATACAAACTATTGTCGCAAAGGTTGAAAGGTTTGAACAGGGGATCAAGCAAATGACTAAGTTCTCACAGGTAGAGAAGTTTGCTAGTCACAATAAAGTGAACTGGCAGATATCTAAAGAGATACTTGCTGATAAGATAGGTATGGATATTGTTGTATCTATTGATGACCTTGCTGATTCTATTGAGGCAATAGGCAAACCTAAGGATACAAGAGAGCAGAAGATTGAGCAGCGACTTGCATATGAGAAGTGGCAAAAATCTCAAGTATCAATCAATTAATAAACTAATATGGTTAGGCGAGAAATCGCCTAGCCTTTTTTTTAATCAAAACAAAGGAGTAAAAATGAGTACATTAGTTGAAAAACTAAAATCTCAAGACGAAACAGTTTATAATTTATGCACAACTCCAGTTGAATTAAGAGAGTTAAAATCAATTGAAACTGATTTTGTTTTGAACAAACCTAGTTATGCTGTTCTCGATACAGATAACAACAAGGCGATACATTTGCATGGTGCAAATTATCAACTTATACCATATGAAAAAATATTAGTGGGTTTATCAGATTCACTAGATAAATATGATATAGACATAAGTAATACATCATTAAAATTTATAGTACACCCAGACTTAAATTACATGAGATTAAGAATAATGTTTGGAGATACTGGAGATTTTAGTACATATTCTATGAAATATGATGAGAATGACAAACTTAAATTTGGTATAGAAGTAATATCAAGTTATGATGCTTCAATCGTTTATCAACTAAGGGCAATGTTTCTTAGATTAGTATGTGCAAATGGTATGAAATCATTTGAAAATGTAAATTCTTCTATGAAAAGACACACTTTACATTTTAATGTTGAGGATTCATTTAAAAAATTAAAGAATCTAAATGATACTTTTGCTAATCTAAAGAATACTGTTGAGGCTTATCAAAGTGTTAAACTTAATAAAGTAGATGTTGAAAAGTTATTTAGAAAATTTTCTAAAGAATCTCAGAGTAAATATAATTTACTTTTAAATGTACTTGAGACTGATATAAATAACTCTACTTTGTATGACGTTTATAATGCACTTACCAATTATAGTTCTCACAATCAGAGAGCAATAAAGATTGGAAAGAAAGATAGTGAAGATTATAGAATAGAATCATGCAAAAGAGATGGTATAAGAAATAGTGAAGATAGAGATTATGAAGTTAAAAACTTTTTAAATAGTAATGACTTTGTATTTTATTATCATCAAGGCTTATCTAATATAGCTGCATAACAATACGGGTTAGGGGAGAAATCCTCTAGCCCTCAACAAAAAGGAGTATTATGACATTTTATCATGGACTAGGTATGTTTATATTTAATATAGTTATCTTATTTATTGCCTCAATAATTGCATACTATATAATTAGAGAGGTAGATAAAAAGAGAAGACATAAAGAATATTTAGAACAACTCAAGGGGAAAAGATTTAATGAAGAAAACGATACTAACTAAACCCTATATAGTATATACTAACCCCCCCTGTAATGACAGGTTATCATATCATATTTTTAATCAAAAGTATACGAGTCATGTTGACACATGCACTAAAGTCTGCTATGATTGTGATAGTAAAAAGGTAGTTATAATTATAAATAAAAAATATTATTGCCCAACTTGTGGGCTACATAAAACAGGAGGAGGATATGCAAGAAAAAGCAATAAAAGAATCTGTAAGAAGATCACCTGAAGAAAAGATAATGATAGGTATTATTCAACAAGCTATGGAAGATGCCTTTGATTTAAGTAGATCTACAAATATATCTATGGCAGAGATACAACAGGCAAGAAACTGGTTCTACACAAAAGCATGTGAAGACATATGTGATCATTTAAATACATCACAAGATCATGTTAAAAAATTGTTTAATAATTTATCAGATAGATATAAGCAAGGTTTAATTACAAGAGATGATCTAAGACGCGCAATAAGAAGATTGGAACTAAAATTATGAATAAAAAAGATATAGAAAAAAAGATAGGTACACTATCTAACACAAGTAAAATGCCTGCATTTTCTTGGGGTATACCTATTCAATATTGTGTAACTGGAAGTAAGTTAGCATTACAAAAAGGAACTATATGTAATAAATGTTACGCTGGTAAAGGTTGTTACATTTTTCCTGCTGTAAAAGCAATGTATCAAAAAAGATATGATGCCATACTTATGACTGAGTGGGTAGATTATATGGCAGAACTTATTACCCAAAAATATAAAAACCTAGATAAATCAAGACTCTATCACCGCTGGTTTGACTCTGGTGATATACAATCTTTTGCTCACCTAATGAAAATTTTTGAAGTGTGTGAACTTACACCACACATAAAGCATTGGCTAGCTACTAGAGAGTATCAACTAATTAATCAGCTTGATGTAAAAGATGTACCAAAAAATTTATGTTTACGTGTATCAGCAATTAAAGTAGACAGTCCACCACCTAAGTTTTGGAAGTGGACTTCTGGTGTGCATAAAGATAAATCTGTCGTAGGCAGAGAGTGTCCTGCATATAAACAAGAGGGTCAATGTAAAGATTGCCGTGCTTGTTGGGATCGTAGAGTTAAACAAGTAAGTTATAAGGAGCATTAATGAGTAGTAGAGTATCAAAGAAAAAAATAAAAAAGTTTTTAACTTTAAGATTTAGAAAAGAGCCAATGCTAATGTATGATGATACATTAGATGTAGCAATATCAGTTATACAAGACTTTGTAAACTGTGACCCATTAGATGTTGGTAAATTACAAGCCAATACATACGACACAATATATAACATAGAAAGGGAAATAAATGATAACATATAAATTTATAACACAAGATAAGTCACAAGATATAGAAGCTATGAGTTTAAAAAAAGCCATACGTTCTTTTCAAACAAAAGCAGTTGATGCAGAAAATGTAGTAGTAGAATGGAAAAGTCGTAAAGGTAATATTAGTTTTTATAAATATAATTTACCATACAAAACAAGAAAAGAAAGAAAAGGTAAACTATGAGTTATGGTGATGGCATAAGAAGAATACTTGAGTTTCATTATAAATGGTGTATAGCTAATAACAGAGATACTTCATGGTATGGTGAATATAAAAGAAAAAGAAATAAAAAATCAACAAAGGTTTATTAACATGTCATTTGTTTGGAGACATCCAAATTATTATAAAAAAATAAAAAGAACAAATGACTTGACAAATAAAGTCGACTATGATAAAGGATTAAACAATGAAAACATACAAAGTGAGACTAGTAGGGATGGGAATAGAGGCAGTCGCAATATTACCATTCGAAACAGAACCAACAACAGAACAAGTAGAAAATAAAACAGCAGAATATCTGACACATAATTTAATGAAAATAGAATCAGATGGAAATTTTTATGATCCAAACAGATATACGTTAACATACGAGGAAATTATATCTTGAATTATAATCAACAACTAGAAGTTATAAAGGGTATGTCACTAAAAAGTGAAATGCAATACAGAGTTGACTGCCCTTTTTGCAATAATAAAAATACGTTATCAGTAGATACAACAGAAAATAAAATATCATGGTATTGTTTTCATTCTTCTTGTACTGCAAAAGGTAAAAAACAAGGAGAAAAAAATATGCAATATGTAGAAAAAGTATTCCATGGCAATAAAGCATTACATGTGGAGGATATAAATTTTAAAATACCAGATAGTTTTCAGTCAATATATTCAAATGAAAAAGCCATGCGTTGGTTATCCAACAATAACTGTTGGGAGTCTTGGTCTTGGGGTAGAGCAGATTTTAAATATGATGTTAAACAAAATAGAGTTGTGTTCTTAGTTAAGAATAGAATGTCACACAAGATAGTAGGTGCAGTAGGTAGATCATTAAATAAAAATGATTTTCCTAAATGGTTTATGTATGGTAACAAAGATGTTCCATTTAAATGTGGTGAGTGTAACGATGCAGTTATTGTAGAAGATTGTCCATCAGCTTGTGCTGTATCTAATATACTAACAGGTATTGCAATCATGGGTACAAAGTTAAAATCAGTACAGAAGTCTCATTTAAAACCTTACAAGAATTTATATATATGTTTAGATAGAGATGCTACAACGAAAGCATATGACATGGCAAAAGATTTAAGATCATCTGGATTTGAAAATGTAATAGTAAAACCACTAGAAGATGACTTAAAGTACTTTGATACAGAACAAATAAGGGAGATGTTTTATGGACAATAATATGAAAAAAGAAATACTAGACAGTTGGAATAGTTGGAAGTATGATATAGTTGATATGAATAGATCAGAGTGGACACAAAGAGATCAATCCATATTAGATACAATAGAATTATTATTAAGAAAGGAGTATGGAGATGGCGATAAATCTAGATAGAGGACCTGCTGATCTTGAAGAAGTAATTGATAAACAGCAAAAGCAAATTGATTGGCTTAAAAAACAAACTAAGAAAACACAAGATGATAGGATAGCAGAGATCATGGCTTTGTATGCAGAAGTTAAAAGATTAAAAAATGAAAATGAAGATTTAAGATTAAATAAAATTAAATCACAGTATAAAATAGAAAATTTAGAAAAGGAGTTGCATGATAGAAAAGCAAATGATTAGGCTTATGCTTAATAAAAAATTTTATACAGAGTATAAAGGAGTATTATCACCGTCTGTATTTGCAGGAGATATAAGTTCTCTTTATGATACAGTACAAAAAGCACATGAAAAGTATGAAGAGGATATAAAATTAGATGAATTATATTCTTTACACACTACAGTATTTAATCCTGCATTAACTCGTGCTGCTAAAGAAAAGTTTAGTGAGTTAATAGAAGATATAAAAGAAGTTAATGAGCCAAATAAAGAAATAGCAAAAGATATAATACGCATACTTTCAGATAGAGATCTTGCACAAAGGATAGCAGTAGAGTCTACAGAAATATTTAATGGTAAAGATGCAAACTTTAGTAATATCATAACCATGATAGAGAAACACAAGAATGAAGTGGATGAAGAGAAAGTACCTGCTGTTAGTAATGATGTTGATGAAGTTCTAAGTTTATTAAATGTAACTACCAAATGGAAATTTAATATATCAATACTAGAAGAAAAAATAGGAGGCATTGGCGAGGGCAATCTTATGATTTCATTTGCTAGACCAGAGACAGGTAAAACTGCATTCTGGGTTAGTCTATGTGCAGGACCAGGTGGTTTTGCAGAACAAGGTGCAAAAATTCATGCGTTTATAAACGAAGAACCTGCAATAAGAACACAGATGAGAGCTATATCCTGCTATACGGGTATGAATAAAGATCAGATCATACTAAATAAAAATTTAGCAAAAAAATATTGGAGTGAAATAAAGAATAATATATCTATGTTTGATACTGTAGATTGGTCAATGGATGATATAGATGCACATTGTGAGAAACATAAGCCAGATATAATTATAATAGACCAGCTTGATAAAATAAATGTTTCTGGTACATACGCAAGGACAGATGAAAAACTTAGAGAAATATATACAAGTGCAAGAGAGATTGCTAAACGTAGAGATTGTGCAGTTATTGCTATATCTCAAGCGTCTGCTGATGCACAAAACAGAACTAGTATTTCTTTTGATATGATGGAAAACTCTAAAACAGGAAAAGCTGCTGAAGCTGATTTAATTATAGGTATAGGTTTATATAAAAGTAATAATGAGGGAGAGTCAGATAGGGGTCGAACACTTTGTGTAAGTAAAAATAAAATAAATGGTCACCATGGTGAGCATCATTGTATAATCAGAAAGGAAATAAGTAGGTACGAAAAATGATAACAACAGTAGACGTAGAAACATCATATCAAAAAACAGAAAATGGTGGGTATGATCCATCACCTTTTCATCCAAATAATATATTAGTTAGTGTAGGAATTAACGATGAATATTATTTTACTAACCATAGCCGAAGAATAGATGAGGGGTGCTATCATAAGATACAAGCAATACTAGATAAAACAACTTTACTAATAGGTCATAATATTAAATTTGATTTAATGTGGTTGTTAGAGTCTGGATTTAAATATAGTGGTAGAGTATATGATACTATGCTGGGGGAGTATATACTTAATAGAGGCATTAGAAAAAGTCTAACATTAGAGATGTCTTGTCGTAGAAGAAAGATAGGATCTAAAGATAGTAGTATAAAGGAGTACATGGATAGAGGTGTATCATTTGAAGACATACCTGAAGATGTGGTAGAAGAGTATGGTAAAATAGATGTGCAAATAACAAGAAGACTATTTGATTCTCAAATGGCAGATTTTAAATTGGAAAAAAATAAAGATTTATTGATGACAGCTAAGATGATGAATGAATTTTTAGTAGTTCTAACTGACATGGAAAGAAATGGAATTAATATAGACCTAGATGATTTAGAAAGAGTAGAGGTAGAATATAGAGCAGAGTTTGCATATTTAAAACAGAAGATAGAAAAAATTGTATATGAACAAATGGGTGATACTAAAATTAATTTATCTAGTCCAGAACAATTATCATGGCTAATCTATTCTATAAAACCTAAAGATAAAAAAGAGTGGGCTAGGATTTTTAATATAGGTATTGATAAGAATACAGGCAAAAATAAAAGAAGACCACATTTTTCTAGGCAACAATTTAGAAATTTAGTTAAGGATAATACAGAGGTAATTCGTAAAACTGTTGCAGAGCATTGTCTACCATGTAAAGGTAAAGGTGTAATAAAGAAAATAAAAAAAGATGGAAGTCCATATAAAAATTTTACTAAGTGTTCTGAGTGTGACGGTGAGGGATTTACATATACACCTATTGCTAAGACTGCAGGATTTAGGCAAGTTCCTAGGAGTGCATATGATGTTTCAGAGTCTGGATTTAGAACAGATAAATTAACTTTAACTAAAATTGCAGCAGAAGCAGAGGGTAAGTTTAAACAATTTATAGATGCAGTTGTAAGGCACAATGCAGTAGACACTTATCTAAATACATTTGTTGAAGGTTTAAAAAACTTTACAAATGAAAATGGATTCTTGCACCCTAAATTTATGCAAGCAGTTACAGCTACAGGTAGATTATCTAGTCGTGATCCTAACTTTCAAAATCAACCTAGAGGTAAAACCTTTCCAATTAGAAAAGTTGTAACATCTAGATTTGAAAAAGGTAGTATACTTGAAATAGACTTTGCACAATTAGAATTTAGAACTGCAGTTTATTTAGCACAAGATGTTCAAGGTATGGAAGACATAGCAAATAAAATAGATGTACACCAATACACTGCTGATATTATAGGAGTATCGAGGCAAGATGCAAAGGCACACACATTTAAACCTTTATATGGCGGTGTAACTGGTACAGAGGATGAAAAAAGATATTACTCTAAATTTTTAGAAAAATATTCTGATATTAAAAAATGGCATGAAGATCTGCAAACTGAAGCTATAAGATTTAAAAGAATAAAATTACCAACTGGTAGAGAGTATGCATTTCCATTTGCAGAAAGAACTGCTTGGGGTGGATCAACATATGGAACACAAATAAAAAATTATCCTGTGCAAGGCTTTGCAACAGCAGATATTGTACCTATAGCTTGTATAAATATATATAAACTTATGCAAGAAAAAAAGGTAAAAAGTTTACTTATAAATACAGTTCACGATTCTATCGTAGCTGATGTTTATCCTGGAGAAGAAGATGTGATGAGTAAAATATTTAAACAGGGCACAGCAGACGTAATACCTGCACTAAAACAGTATTACAATATTGATTTTAATGTTCCACTTGACACAGAACTTAAAATAGGATATGATTGGTTAAATATGAAGGAGGTAAACTAATGTATATAGATAAATATAGTATAAAAATAATAGGTCAAGAGTATAATCATAAAAAAGAAAAGTATATAAATGATCTTACTAAAGCAACCTTAACTTCAAGTGAAGGAATGCATCACAAAAAATTTCTACCAATGCTAGAAGAAATTATGGATGCTAACGAAGCACATGAGTTAGAGTTAGATATTAAAATAAAGCAACATCAATACGAGGATTAATATGACAAAAGAAATAGAGTTACTTGATACAATGGATGAATATTCTGATGATGAATACTCTGCTTTTTTAGAATATACACATTTAAAAGATCAGTGCATGATAGAACCAACTACGCTGTATATTAACAAAGATCATGAGTTTTTATCAGAGTGGGATTACTTTGCAAATGCTGATGGATTAGAAGTAAAAATAATAGATGGAGAAACTAGAATATGTTAGAGACTATAATAGGAGTTGTAATGGTGTATATATTGATAGGATTTTTTATAGATCCTTTTGTAAAATAACTGTGACAAAATGAACATTGTAATTTTACAAAAAATATGGTATAAGCTAATCAATAATAAGGAGGACAAATGTCTGACAATAACTTAACAAATATAAATAAAATGTCCAATGAGCAAATAATGCAAGCCATAGGACAAGACGATGGATCTAATACAGGAACTAATATACCTAGATTAGCAATCAATCGTACACCAGAGGATGATGATGGTAATCAATTACCTGTAGGTCATTTCTATACCTTTGACGCTAGTGTAGGTCAAAATGTATTTGGTAAACCTGTCTCACTAAGACCATTCATAAGTGCAATGCAGTACATGCACTATGATGCAGATAAGAGTGAGTATGTAAATAGATCTATAATCTTTAAAAGTTGGAAAGAGGAAGCTATAGACATACTAGGTGGCACTAAATGTGGTAAGATACCTTTTAAAGAGAGGTCAAATCTTACTCCAGAGGTACTAGAACAGCAAAGAACTATACGATGTTATAAGTTAGTGTATGGTTTATTAT